GTCATTTCCCGTAGGCGGATATTCGCCTCCTTGATCGCGTCGATGCCTTTGTCCGAGAAAATACCCATTTTTTCTGTTTGGGCGTTAATGGCGATAAATTCCTCTGCCGACAAACCCGCTTCTTTGAAAAAAGTCGAATACTCTTTTACGTTTTTCAAAAATTCCCCGTTTACGTCTGCCCCATTAATAAAGCCTTCTTTCACCAATTCGATAGCTTCCTGCGAGGTGATGCCGAATTGCTTTTGCAACGCATTCGCACCACGCAATACCTCTACAAAATCCTTGTTGAATGTGTCGGAAACGGCCTGCACTTCGCTACGGTAGTACACCAGTTCCTCACCCGATAAGTCGGTAAACTGTTTCGTCAAACGGGTAGCCTCGATCAATCCTTTGTTGTAGTCATACCAGAACTTGAACGCACTACCGGCAGCCGCTATGCCGGATATGGCAAGGAAAGCCGGGTTTTTAAGCAGGCTCAATAAGGTTTTGCCGAATGCCTGCGCACTTGTTTTTATCTTGGTGAAGCCTCCCGCCGTCTCGTCCGACAAATCCACGATGCTTACCAGCCGGGCGGCCAGCGGATTCATCGAGGCGACGGCGTTTACTATCGACTGCTGGTAATTGCCGACACTTCTTTGAAACCGTCCCGTAGATTCTTCGAGCGGGCGGATCTGGTCTTGCAGTTTCTTGATATATTCCAACATTTCTTTCCCCTTTGCCGCATTCCGGTCGGATTCAGACAGTCGGTCATAGGCGAGGGTTACTTTCGATAATTCGGCACGTAAGGATAGTAAAGAATCTTTTTCTTCCCCATGTAAGGTAATCAGGTTTTTCAATTCGCGGCCGGTAAGCCTCATCGCTTCTTGGGTTGTTTTTATGGCGACTTCGGCTTCCGTGTTCGCTTTGGTATATTCTTCCTGTGATATTTTTCCTTTTTTCAATTCCTCCCGTAAGTTCTGCTGCTCTTTCTTCAAAACCTGTATTTGGGACTTATAACGCTCTATCGTTTTGATTGCTTCGCCCGCATCGACTTCTATTTCCAATATCGCGGTCGTCTTTTCTGTTGCCATATTTTTGTCGTTTTATGGTTAATATCTTTGTGTTGCTTCGTTGTAGTAGAGTTCTATTTCCATATCCTCCAAGTTCTTTTGTTCCCGGCCCGTGTCCCCGGACGATACCAGTACGGGAAGCCATGAGGCCGTTCCCTCATCATCGCCCACGTACATATCCACTACCGGAGAGAATGCCACCGAACGGACATATTCGTATTCCTCACGGGTCAGATGCAAGGCGGCGATATTCATTTTCCTCGTTACGCTCTTGCCCTGCTGCCGGTAGATATTCGGATAGTAACGCCCGAATGCGCTGTACTTTTGTTCGAGCAGGTCGCCGTAGTCCTCCGATTCCGTACTCTCGTCGCCTTTGGAAAAGAGGAAATATCGCATGAAACCGTGTTTATCTATCCAGCGTAGGAACACGCCGCAGAGGCTATCATCTTTCTTCAACGTGATTTCCCATTCGCTCTCATAGTTGGCGAACGTAAAATCAAAAGTCTCATCGAACACGTTCACGAAGTCGCCGACCGAAAGGGCGGCTTTCTTCACCACCGTATCACCCTCGAATGCCCCGGAAAGATCTATCGAGGCTATGCCCATGTCCGAGACCGTTGAGACAAGCGTATGTGTCCCTTTGCCGTCTATCTCCTTGTAAACCTTTGCGCCGGCCTGTGCGAAAAATTCCAGCTTCATAGGAAAACGGGAAAACCAGCGAAACGTGGTGAGGCCGTTGTATTCCTCTGTCGGGGCGATCGCACCCCAAATGACATTCATTACCGACGGCCCGGAAATTTCTCCGCTGTGCATTTCGTGGTTGGTTCCGGACTTGTCCGTTACACCGACGGCGAACTGCACCGTAATGATCCGCTCCGTATTGTCCTCTATGTTCCCGAGATCGAATAGACCCCGGCAAAACATGCTTATGTCAAAGACCGCTTCTCCGTCCGTGAAGTCCGCTTCGTCCCGATAATAGTCATCTGACCCGCCGTAACGCTTTACGGCTCTTATATACGCCTTTTGAAGCGATCCGGTCGTTTCTTCCCCGACTGTAATCAAAAGGGGATTGAAGGCAAAGGCATACCGCGCCGGATATTCCACCCGTGCCAACATCTGCCCGCTGTTATTTGCGATTGTTCCGTTTCTCATAATCTCTCATGTTTTTATTAATGTCCCTTATCGTTATATAAAATACGTCCAGCAGCTTCGGACGCAGTTTATCCGTCTCCTCCTCTATGGCCGTGTCGTAGATGTCATCGTAACCGCCACGCCGGTAGAGGCTCGTCCCGTTCTTCATGATCGTGTAGGCGATAGCCCTTGCCGCCGAAAGCTGTGCCCGTTCCTCATCGCTGTATTTCGACTTCCTTTTTACGGGTACGGGACGGACCGATATACCCTTGTCGATGATCCATTGGCGGATTATCCCGACAAATCCCCGGGGAACTTTCCCGCCTTTGCGTCCTCTCTGTATGGCAAGAAATGAACTGCTGCCGTAGAGCGTGCCGCCCAAGTTCCCGAAAGAGACCGACAACGAGGACGCCGTACCTCCCGAGGCCGTCCGGCCCTTATCTTCGATGTTCCGTTTTATCCTTTCCTTCACGGATTCGAGACAATCCCTGATATGCCCGCGTATCTCTTTCAGCATATCTCCGAACCTTCCAGTTCTACAAGGGTCAGCGTTACCACGATACCCGTTACATTCACGTCGAGCTTGTCATAAACGACTTGGTAGGGTATGTTGCCCTCTATCGGCTCGAAATACTCCCCTTTGTTGTACTCCCGAAGGAACGTGTAGAAAAGACCCTTCATGCGCTCGATGACCTCATCGTTCTCCGTCGAATCGAAATCGAAATCCGTCTTGTCGAGAAAGGCGATCTGCGTCAACGGGGAATCCGTTACCGAGGCGTATTTCACATTCAACGTTCCCGAAGGCGGCAATACATAGACGATCGTCTGTTTATCGATCGTATCGAGGGCGACGTTTGTCTGCGCCCAGTTCATAAACAGATAGGCCGTACCCTCTATCCGGGAGGCTATCGACTTGATTTTTTCCTGTACCGTCATATCCTTTTCACTTTTTATTTTCCGCATATATCTTGTTCAGCCGCCTTTCGTAAAGTGCGGTTTCATTGTCCATTTGGAGGCAGCGGAACACAATCGGCCAATATACCTTCCTTACCTCGTCGTGGTCTTTTATTCCCATTCTCCGGGCGTACCAGTCCATAACCCCGAACGTGCCGAAAGAAAGGTCATGCACGCCCGCCCGTTCTTCCTCCGGCGTGGGCTTGATACTGACCGATTCAAAGAGCTTGTCGATCTTATCCATTTCCCCGGTTACGAAATTCACGAAGCCGAGGACGGCATCGGCACTCTCCCTGTACACGCTTTCCGAATCGACACCGAGGACGATACGGCAGATGTCGAGAATGCCCTGCACTTCATTTCCTTCGTCGAGGTTTCCGAGGTCGGCTATCATGCCGTAAGTGGCCGTGCCGAGGTCTTGCGGGACGGGTACGCCGCACAACGTCGCAGGACGCCCCAGATGCTTCAAACTTTCTTCAAATTTCCCCTTATGAACGGCCGGTGTCAATAGTACAAGTTCCTTGAACGTATAGCCTGAACCGCTCTTTCTTTTTTGTCCTTTCATATATTTCGTTTTTATCGTTGTAAATCATGCAGCGAATAAACCTTCGTTTCCGGCACGCTGCCTGCCGACACGAGGCGGAAAGACATCGCCATGATGAAAGCGTCGAGGTAGTCGGGTGAACGCCCCAATATCGACTTCATCTCCTCCTTGCTTATAATCGCCTTCTTTGACGTGTCATTGTCGATGCGGGCTTGTTTCAGTACCCCGAACTCCTCCGTGATGCGTTCCCGCTGCTCCGGTGTGCAGACTATTTTTATCTTCCGGTTGTTCACCATGTCCGCCAGCAGGAAGGCGCATTCGCTTTTGAGGTTCTTGTACCGGGAATCGTGCGGCCTGCCGCCGCCGTGGAACTCCTTTATCCCCGTGAGGTAGCTTTCCAAGAACGACCCGACACCGTCGGCATCTACTACCGTTAGGGAACGGGGTATGCCGTCCCGGACCATTAAATCCCGGAGCTGCATTTCCACCTGTCGGCCCGGGGAATAGACCTCATCGATCGCCACACGGAAAACATTACCCACACCCGACAAGGCGATAAAGCGGTCATGCCCTTTCCCCGCGATGTCTGCCGAACAACTCTTTGCACCCTCCGGCTCTATGAAGTCATTCGTAAAAAGGTCCGTTATGGCATCGTAACCGCACAAGGCCGACGGGTCGTCCTCGTATTCCCATTCTCCCAACAACAGCCGTTTCCGCAAGACCGGGTCTTTGAGGTTTTTGAGCATCTCGACATAAGCCCGCGAAATGAAAGGGTTATCATAGACATACGCCTGTACGAAAGCCGTATCTTCGGGCATACGCCCCTCCCGGTGGGGCTTGTAGAAAGTATCGTACAGATAACCTTTCGCCGGGTTGAAGGTCAGCAGTAGTTTAGGCTCCAACCGGTAAACGTCGTTCATGTGCCGACCGATACGGGACTTCAAAACCTCGACGGCCAAACGGTGGACTTCCCCCGCTTCCTCCACCCAGCCGCCGGTGTACTCCTTTGATCCCAACCGGGTGAACATCGGATCTTTGTACGGGTAATAGGTCAGGTCGAGGAACGAGACGCGCGAGCCGTTCCGGAAGTCGATGCCGTCGTTCGAGAAACGGTATTCCTTGAACCCGTGATACGAGGCTACCTTGTCGAATGTTACCAACACGCTTTCCCGGCTGTCCTTGATGTTGTTACGCCCGACGAACCAACGGGTACCCGGGAATGCCCAGCCGCAACGCATGAGCCATTCGCAACCGAGACCCGTTTTCCCGCCGCCCGCAGCACCTCCGTAACCGACTACCTTTATCTTCGGGTCGGAGAGGTAGCGGTAGGCCAGCAGTTGGGCGTAATTCACCTTATTCATCGTCGTTATCCTCGTTCAGAAACTTTTCCCGGCTTCGTTCCCGGACATTGTTCGTTAGAGCCTCTATATCCGGGACATTCGGCAATACCGACCGGAATCCGGTAAAGCGCACATCGCTCTGAATGTTGCCGTCGAGCTGCTGCCGGTTTTTCCAGTGTTCCGGGTCGAGGTTGGTAAGGGCGAAGATGATCGCCGTCGTGTCCGGCTGGATATGTTTCTTGATCGTCTTTTTTTCCTTGATAATCTGTTTCGGATTCCCTTTTTCGTCCACTCCCGGAATACTGACGATTTGCGTCTCTTTCACCTCGTAGCCCTGTATCTTTTTCAGGAGGCTTCTTTTCGCTTCCACCACGAAATTGTCAAGCCGCCTTTCTTCCGCTTTTTTTATAGCGTCCGAAAACTCCGAAAACTTGACTTTCCAATCGTAAAATGTCGTTTCCGAAATGCCGACCGATTCGCAAAGTTCGGATACGGTATAGGTGTCCTTTTCGACAAGGCCGCAGATGCGCTTCACCAACTCCGGTGTGTATTTCGTTTTTCTGCCTTCTTTTCTCATAATGCTGTCATTTTGTTTTATCCGTCCGCTTGGCATACCCTCATTTCCGCCCCGATTTTCTGACAAAATGATAGGCCAACGGACTTATTTTTTCCATTCCTCCCGTAATATCTTGGGAGCGGTGTGTTTCCAGTGTATGGTATGGTGTATGCGCTTGTAGCAATTCCCCATTGTGCTTATCTTCACGGAGGAAGGCATGTACATGACCGAGAAAAAGGATTTAACATACGTTCCCGAATCCAGATAGACATCGGTCATGCCGCCGCTATTGGATTGGGTCTGCTTTTGCGTGATACAAAGCTGGTTCGTTTGAAAAAACAGATCTCCCGTGCTCGTGTTGCGGGTATAGGTGTTCACGTCCTCGTTGATTCGCCCGAGGAATTTGAACGGGCGTTGTACATCGCAGATAAACGTGTTCATCGCCTTGCGCTTCATGTTCACGCTTTTCAAGGAGGTGCTTTGGGAGCCGCCTATGAAGTCCCCGCCTTGCGATATGGCTATCGATTTGGCCGGTATGCCCTTGTAATAGTCCAGCAGTATATCGAAACAGCGGTCAAGGTTCTTTATCCTCGGGGTCGAGACAAGGTATTTCAGTTCTTCGTCGAAACGCCATGCGAAATATTCGTAATCGTCGTCCAGCTCCATGAAATAACGGAATCCCGATTCCTCCGCTATGCCGAAGCAGGCGTTACGGGCATAGACGATCGTCCGGCGGTCGCCTGCCATTCCCTCGTCGAACGTCTCCGAAACGGCGGATTTGTCGAATATACGTACATTCTCCTCTCCGTAACGCGAGATATATTCTCGCGCCTGTGTGTCCTCGTTGTCTATGACAAGGACGATGCGACCCGTATAGCCGCTTTTACGGAGGGCATTGTAGGTTATCACGCGGTCTGCACGACCATGCGTGAGGATAAAAACCACGAAATCATTATTCCTCATCATCTTCCTGCTCCATTTTATAGGATTCGGCCAAATCCCGCGTCATTTTCACAAAACCGTTTTCTATCGCCTTGTCGAAGTCGATGATAACCAAAGCGGACTTCTCCATTAAATCTTGTACCTGCTTATCGGAATGGGCGTAATAGTCGGCGATGCGTTCATAGTTGAATACCGTGTGCCGGCCTGCCGCATGGGTCAGGAAATCCTTCACCTCTTTCGGAAGGCGGAGGGCGTTGATTTCCGAAATGAGTTCGTCCCGCTTTCGCGTGTCGTACAATTCCATAACGGACGGGCAATCCCCTTTCGGCTCGTATATCGGGGCTTCTATCTTCCGGGAATAATTCTCCGGGTCGGATTCCTGCTCCTCATCGTCATCGTCCCAACAGTAATCGGGTAGGTCCAGTCCCCAGTCGGACAACTCCTCCGTGTCCCATTCTTCCGACAACAGGTCCATGTCCCATTCTCCATAGGCGATGTTGTCCTTGATAATGAATGAGCGCATCTTCTCCACCGGCGTGGATTCGGGAAGAATCTTGCAGGGCAATTCCGAAAGTCCCAATTCTTTGGCCGCATTGTAGCGCATGTTCCCGCCGATGACGACATACGTCCCTCTTTTGTCCGGGTTAGGATATACGATCAACTCCCGGAGGTCGAGCATCTCCGGGTCGTCGGTCAGGCTCTTTTTCAACGCCTCGAATTTCTCATCTTTAATAAGACGAGGATTCGGTGGTAGCCCCGCTATTTGTCCCACATTGGACATAAGGGCAGATAATGGAATACTTACTTTCTTTATCATAAAACACAATTAAAAATTAAATACAAAAAGCCCCATCCGGGTTATTCCCAGATAAGGCTTTGAAATGAATGTTGCGCAAATGCGCTCTTATAGTTGTTTCAAATACGAATTATCGCGTATCTATATGGCAAATATAATGAATTTCATAGATAATGTTTATTGCTTTGATAAATTTTTGAGTTTTAGTATTTTTCGACGGCGGTCGGCGAGGATTCTGGGGAATAGTGTTTCGGCGATGCGGGGGTAACGCGAGAGTATTTGCCCGATTTCCCGCTCGTATCGTGCTATTTGCGCTTTGATGTGTGTGGTGTTCATAGTGTTGTTGGTTGGAAATAAAACTCCCGGCTGCTGGTGTGCGGCCGGGAGACAAATATAATATTAACAAGAAAAATTTTTCAAATGGTTATATTCAATTCTTTCAATGCTGTATTTAAGTCACAAAAGCGAACACTTAACGCATTGCAGGCATCAGGAATTTTCACTCTTCTTTTACATTTGGGATCAGAGGTTTCATAAGTAACTAAAATTAAGTCTTTGGCAGCAGCTGTAGCTATAAGATAAGCGTCTGCAACCTCTGCAAACGTCTGTCGAGCTATATCTGTGAATATTGGATTATTTAATGCCCACTGTTGTACAATTTCATATTGTTTCATTACATCACTATCTAATGCAATATAAAAATTGTCTGGCGCATACTTCTTTATCCATGAAGTTAGTTCATCGTCACCCCGGTTTATTTCTTTTTTTACTTCAATACTTGATCGAATATGACCAGCCTCAATCAATTCTCTCATTCTTGTCCAAAAAGTTGGCCAAATCTCCATTGGCATCTCATTTTTTGAACGAATGAATATGTTGGAATCAAATATATATGCCATACCGCTAAATATTATTGGTCATAAAATTTTGATACGTTTTTCCATAAAGACCGGTTAAACGGTAAGCTTCTGTATAACTTAACTGCCTATTATTTACTGCATTGCGCACATGGATAGCAAAAATTCTTCCCACACGTTTTACACTCGTCAAGTAAAAACTTCCTCCTTCATGTTCTTTTTTTACCATAATGGGGCGTTGGCAGTACTCTGTCCAAAAATCCTGATAATCTTTATCGCTTAATAATCCGACATCATGCGCTCTGCGAGCTACTACAATTTCACTAACTTTAAAACGACGGGAAATATATTTAATATTACCATTCCACAAATCCCGTAGTTCAGAGGCTGGAACTAAAAATTCTGCTGCCACCTTATCGCAGTATGTTTCTGTATCATTGATATTATATCCAATGATTTCTTCTCCGGCATGTCCAGCACTGATTCCAAGCATCAAGTGCGCTGTTTCATGTATTAAAGTAAACATTTGCGCATTCTTACTATCACCACTATTGACAAAAATGTAAGGGGCCACTTTATTTACCAAAGCAAATCCTCGACACTCACTTACTTTTAAGGATCGATGCGTATTATTCCCTACAACCCCATTATAGGCTAAAAAAACTCCTGACTGCTCCAATCTTTGTGTTAACATGCTTACCGCAGATTCTACGTTGGCAAGCCCAAAAGCCCATCTGGGTTCCAAATCAAGTTCATTCCGTAAAATATTGACAGTTTCATTCACGGGAGTATTTAAGTTGACATTCCCGACAAATTTACAGGTTTCTATATCATTATCGATTAAATAAGACTCTAACC